GAGTGGTTGGATATCCGGCAGTAATCTCACCTACAGAATCACCCTGCGAGAAGAGTCCTAGACCATACTCAGTACCTTCTTCATCTACTGATTTGATTTCAATAGAGCCATTGGTTGTGTCATATTGAGGTAGCACAAACTTGAATCGCTTTAACTCTAGTGTGTTGTAGCGGATGTAACCGGTCTGTAGATAGCCACTGCTGATATAACGAGTGATTGATTCTATGTAGACAGCACCATTAGTTGTGCTTGTGGCATTGGTTGTAAATGCTAGTCGGTCAGTTCCGTTGATAAAGGCACAGGCAGTAGTCTCGTGGTTAGTATTGCCAGTAGCCTTGTACAAATCAAAGGCATAAGGAAATACCAGCGGAGTTATCTGAGTGCTTAGGTCTATACGGATTACGCCTGGCTCATCTTCAACGCTAGTTGCAGCCCAAGCAAATCTATCTCTAAAAGCAAAGTCATAGACAGGTTGGTTATTTTCAACAATCAGTGGGCCATAGGCTAAAGAACCATCATCTGCTACCGCAGCGACTCGAACACCCTTTGTTGTTCCAATTAGCATATAGCCAAGGTAGTAGGCAATCTTGTAGATGCGCTCGCCTGATGGCATCTCAGCAGCAGTGATAGCACTGGTCAGAGTAGGCATAGTTCCGCTAGATGAGAGAGTAAACTTTTGGATATTAGATTGAGTTCCAGAAAAACCTGTGCAGTAGATAGCAGCACCGCTTGAGGTGATGCTGGTATAAACAAAGTCATCTACTGGATGGGTATAGACAGCAGTAGGTAGAGATGTTGCATTGGTTGCAATCTCATAGACCTTGTTATTTATACAGGCAACAATACGTTCTTTGGTGAACTCCATTACAGCATTAGTAGCAATCAAGCCTGTAACTTGGAACATCTGAACTGTAGTAGTTGGAGAGTCTGTAGAGTAGCCAGTCAATGGCTTCTTGTACATAGTTAACTTAGTTGAACCACCAGCAGTTACGTTAGTTACCCAGTAACAGTAGACTCCATCGTCACACATTGCATAAACTTTGTCATCAGTTCCAGAGTTATAGTCGACAAAATGCTGAACCTTGCTAGTAATAGTTCCTGTTGCCGCTGCAGATGGGACATCAGATGCAGTCTTGGCATAGGTCAAAGTGGTTGTAGTAGGAACTGAGGCAATGGTATAAGTTCCGTTGAAGGTAGCATCTACGCCAGTAACTACTATCTCCATACCTACGGCAAGACCGTGAGCAGGGCTTGTAGTCAAAGTGGCTACGTTAGAGGTAAGAGCCTTGTTAGTTACAGTCGCTGTGATAGTTGGATAAATCTTGTCGATATCAAATCCATCAAGCATTAGACAGCCATAGAACTCGTTATAGGTGGTAGCGCCAGTGTTCTTTAACTGCTTCCATTGCATAGACCTAAGGAACTGTTGTGGTCTTAGATTGTCATTTAGATTAGCAGTTGTGTAATGGCCTTCATCTACATCATATAGAAGACTTACTTGTCCTCTGGTCCAGATATCACAACCTTTGGATTCGGTGTACTGGAATCTAAGTCCTTCATCCTGAGCAGGTTCAAAGTATTTGATTCCTTGACCAAGATGAAATGATGACTGACTTCTAAACCACCAACCAAGTAGGGACTGCTCGCCTGCTTCTCTGGTTTGGTCGTACTGTTGCTTACGATATTGAGCGGTTACGCGGCGATAAGGCGTATCGTCGGATGCCTGAACAAAGAATGGCAGACCAGCGATAGCGATGTCATACGCCTCACCTGTAGCAGAATAATTGATAGCACCTGCTGGATTGGAAAGCGTATAAGGAATGGAATCAGTGATATCGTCGCCGTATGGGGCCACTGCGTCTCCTTTATTCTATTAGATTTACTAACGACCTAGTTCTTCCAGATGCTAGTTGTGTATAAACTTGGGTTGTAGCCACGCTTGCGTGGCGCATTAAGTCTCGAACTGCTAGTAAGTCACCACCAGACTTCTCAAGCATATTAGTTGCGAAGTAATGTCGGCAGGCGTGAAAGGTTTTCTTTGGTATACCAAGACGCTTCATCTCTAAGGATGTTTTCTTGGATAGACGGTTAGGGTTTACATTCCATAACCTTTGAGTGGTGTTGTATTTCAGAATCGTATCTGCCACTATCTGAGCCACTGGTATGGATAGGTCTGTACCGCCTTTACCGGCGATTCTAAGCACATATCCGTCGTCTTGCTTCTCTAGGTCTACACCTCGCAGATTAGCCACTTCCATAGCCCTCAAGCCTGCACAACAACCTATGATGAACCAGTCTCTCATTGGCTGTCTAGCCTCAGTCATAAGCATCTTGGCTTCTGCTGAGGTAATTGGATGAGGCAGGCCTCTACCTTTACGAACATTCGGTAAGTCTTCGATAACTCTGTTATCTATCAACTTCATCTTGTTCAAGGCTTTGAAGATACTACGCAGTCTTGCAGCGTAGGTGCCTTTGGTAGACGCAGCCTTAACTGACATAATGGTTTTCTGTAGGTCATCTACAGTAGCCAGTTGTGGGTGTACACCTACCCTTACAAGCAGGTTCCAGTCATTACGGAACATAGCCATAGAGAACCCTTGGGTCTCATACCTATCCCGTAACTTGGCTTCCATCACGTCCATAGGTACTAATTCCATAGACGTACCGTATCACAAACCTACGAGATTGTGCCAGTTTCTTCTTCGCCGTTTAGATAGCGTAGATAGGCTTGATAGTCTGAATTGGCTTCGTCTTTTGGTATGGAATAAAGGAAACCATTTTCTTCATACTGAATAACCGTATTACCCATTGGGCTTGTAACTTCAACATAATTTCTCATTATAACTCCGCCTGTGCTGCTAGGAATCCGCTGCTGTTACTTATAACCAAAGTTCCGGCATTTCCGGCAGTTCCGGATATTTCGGTGCTGTTATAGATATTTATAAACTTATTACCAACTACGTCTAAAGTGAATGAATTGAAATTATCTGTTCCACCATTTCTAACAAAACCATAGTAATTCGTTCCGGTTGTTGAACTGATTGTTGGATTAGTTCTCATTTCAACTGGCAAGTGAATACCAAAAATTGCGAGAGTTCCGGAATAATTGTAGCCAATCGCCATTGGTTGGTTTAGAGTATTGCCTAGCAAAACATAATACCTCTGGCAAGCGGCTAACTCGCCTTGGATTGTGCCGGTGGCTGTTTGGAAGGCTGTGGCTACTGAGCCGGGTTCAACTTGCCAACCCCAAGTATCCAGCGTATTAGCGGTGTTGGCTTGACCATAAATCCAAGCCTCTAAACTTGAACCAGTTCCAATCGTTTTGCCTGAAATTGAACCTAGAGTAACTGTGTAACTAAAACGTTGCCAGGATGTGGTAACACTTATATTTTGTGTTGCAGTATTTACGGAAGCAGAACCACCGCTTCCAAAGTTTTGCGCTAAATATAGAGTGTAAGTTCTGGCTGAATCTGCTTTAGCCCATAGGGAAAATGTAATTGTTTGACCTGCAAAAGTTCTAACATCTTCAATACGTTGTCCGTGATACGTTCCAGAACCGCCTGATTGGGAAGTTGTATTAGTTCTTAGGAAGTACTGACTTTCATATCCGGATACGGGCGCAGTTCCAGCAGTGAAAGATTGTTGTGATGCTGTGCAAGTAACCGTTCCATCCACATAAGCAACGAATCTGTCTGCTGTATAAGTCACAACTCCTGTGCTAAGACTAAAACTTGTGCCTCTTTGCCAAAATCTCATATCACCGTTAATGATTTTATTCTTGCCAGCAAAGAACGGTGCAGCACCGACCTGCGCAGTACTAACTGCTTGTGTTCTTGGCATTGTTAGTTACCTCCCAGTAATAATCTTGCTTCATCTTCAGTAATACCTAGTTTGTCTAGGAGTGCTTGGCGTTGAGCAGCCTTGGCTTGGGCTTCGGCTTGTGCAACTTCATTTTCTTTAGCAGTTTGAGCATATATTGTCTCAAACTCTGCTATTTCAACAGGCGTAAGTTCTATTTCTAAAACTTCGCCAGTTTCAACGTTATGCTCTATTCTTTTCATATCATCCACCCCATAGTGTGTAAGTTCCGCCCGACCAATTACCGCCGGTCTGATAGATAACTAAACTAGATACTGCTTCACTAACTTTGTAAATTCCTTTGGAATGATAAAATTCTCTATCGCCACCACTAGCACCATCTATATAACCTAAAACATCAAAACTTGTAAAACCTGCATTTTTTGTATTAAAAAATCTGATAGTAAACAGGTCTTGAGCATCGGCTCTATTTTGAGTTAAAGTTCCTACGGCTTGAATACTAGTTTGACCTAATAATGACCTTCTGATAGCACTATTTCCCGCTCCTGAGCCGCTGTAACCCAACTGGTCATAGTTTGAAGTTGAATTGTTATTTATTCTTACTTGAGTTGTTCCATCTGCAGTTGCGTTGTAAGAATCATAAATAAAGAGCAATAATTCGGAATAAGTGCTTAAACTTGAAATAGTTACCGATGCACCCGATAAAGTTCCAGTTGCAATTTCAACTAAGTTACCAGCGCCAGCAGACGGAGTAGCCCACTTCAGACCAGTAGTTGTAGAAGAGTCTGCGGTTAGTACCTGGTTATTGCTACCTACCGCCAAGACTGCTGGTGTAGATGCAGCGCTGGCTGATAGCAAAGAACCCTTAGCAGTGAACTGGCCCTTGCTGATTGCATCGGCTAGAGGGACAAGTTCGTTAGCGAAGATTTCAATAATGTCACCGGTTACAGTCGCATCAGTTAGAGTGACTGTAGTTCCATTGGTGGCTGTGTAGTCATTACCGCGGGATAGAAGGACACCGTTACGGTATACCTGCTCATAGCCCACAGAGTAGACAAGTGATACGGAGTTATCGTCTAGTCCAGATAGGCTGGTTGTGCCAGCCGCTGGAGCCTTAGACCACCGAACACCAAGTGTCGGTGTAACCCCTATTCTTCCGGTCGCCATTATTTACCTCCAAGCAGTAGTTGTGCTTCTTCTGCGGTGATTCCAAGTTTGTCCAGTAAAGCCTTGCGAGCGGCTTCTTTGGCTGCTACTTCTGCTTGCGTTTTGGCAATCGCAAGTTCATCCGCCTCTTGTTGAGCCAATTCTTCTTTATTTAATTCGCGTTCAACTATCTCGCCAGTTTCACAGTTAATAATTAATTTACTCATTATGCAACTCCATAAAGTCTAATTGTGGTATCAGTTGTATTGGAAATAGTATCGCTTCCGGTTAATCTAACTATATCTACTGAAGTTATGGCAGAAGTGCTGTTATAAGTAGTAGTAATACTTGCATAACTTTGTGAAGTTCCGGCAGCAGAAGCATCATAATAAGCAAAAACTGTTGTTATACCTTTCAATTTTGTGCTAGATGCATAATTGTCGATTATCATATAACCATTACAGTCGCCCTGTAATCCTGCATAACTTGTGCCGCGACCAAAAGAAGGAATTACATAAGAATTATTTGCGCCAATATGAGTCAAAGTGTTGTCTGCCCAAGTTTGACCGACTGAGTTATAGGCATATCCTCGATTATAATAATTACTTCCAGAATTATTATTTAGTCTTACTGAAAATGCGCTACCTGACCCAGAATGTCTAATTCCATTCCAAACCAATACGAGTTGCTTATATGAACCACTTATTGAAGAAAACGAAATGCTTGAAGCGGCTGATGCAACGGTTTCTGAAATTAAAGTCATTCCACCACTAGAAACTGCAGCCCACTTCAATCCCGTTGCAGTTGATGAATCAGCAGTAAGGACGGTATCGTTAGCACCAACTGCCAGTCTTGCTGGAGTGTCAGCCGCGGTAGCGGTTAGTATATCCGCTTTAGCGTCGAAGATGGTCGGCTGAATACCACCTTCAACTGAAGGTATACGTCCTGATGACATTTTAGGATAACTCGCTTCCGAACGCTGCGAATGAGAAGTTTGCAGAAGAGCCATAGATAGTAATCACATCTGTCGCAGCCAGGGTCACACCAAGAGTTAGTGTGTCTGTGGCATTGGCAG